GGTTACAACATCAGGGTTAGATACTACGAAGTTGTATGAATCCCAGTTAGATGGACCATTGCCAGCGCTTGCGCTGATAAGAGCGAATGCTTGAGATGCACCGTATAGATTCAAGAAGTCATACCAAGACTTGTTGTAGTCTCCGTCGTTCTTCTGAAATATAGTCTGAAAGTCTTCAAGTAGTGCAGTCTGTAGGGTTGTATCCCCGTCTTTATCTTTAGCAAGACCGTTCTGGATGAGACCTACTGGTGATACTAGACCTACTATGCCGCGCATAGCAGATTCCCAGCGTGAGAACATATCGGTGTCTGCAACCAGGCGAGCCTGGTCTTCTGGGTCATCTAGGTTGTAGTTTCCACCTGATGCAAGGTAGTTCATTACTGGCTTAAAGTTAGATGCGTATGTGTTTTCATTGGCTGTTGCAAACCCTAGAATCTTATTCCAGTTTCCAGGCAGGATTGCTGATTGCAACCCGCTACTGAAGTCTGCGCGTCCAAATGGGAACAGCCACTTCTGAATACCCATAGGCATATTGTCAACAATGTTGTTGTTAAATGTGCCTAATGCGCTAAGAGGTAGCGTTACACCAGGACCAATTCCAGGTAACATTGTGCCAGAACCGAATGCAAAGTTAAATGACATTGGGTTAGCACTAAATGCTATAGGTGCACCGTTGTAGTTTGCACCAGTTACAACGCCTGCAATCTTAGCCATTACTGTTCCAGCAAATGGTACGAAGAACTGACGTTGTAATGAATCAGGGTTAGTAAAGAAGAATCCCTGGTTAGGGTCGTAGTAATCGTCGGCATCTGTCATTAAATAGATAGCAGATGACTGTGGATTCTGTGCCCAAGAAAGAGCCTTAACGCCCTTGTATACCTCGTATGGATTTTCCATACCAAGAGTTGCCCATCTCTTGATGGTATCTTCCCACGCTGCAGCAAAAGGAGCAATCAAACGTAGTTGATGGAAGATAAGTCGCTTCTCTTGAGCGTTGTAGAACAGTTCCTTGACGTGCTTACGTGCATAGTTATCTGCATATGCGTGAGCATCTTCTAAGGATAGAGGACCATTACCATCAGCGGACTTAAATGCGTTCCACACTGGGTGCTTTGAGCCTATTGGCTTGCCATTCTTCTGCAATGGTGTCAATGAGTTCTCTGCTGCTACACGGAGTTTCTCCTTAGCCCCAGAGTTTAAGGTTTTAGAGATGCGATTGATTGCATCCCAGTAAGCCTGACGGTACTCAGGACCAAAAGTTGTATTCTTCTCAAATTCTGTAGCCTTATCAAAGAAGCCTTCTACGAAGTTAGATAGAAAGTTCTTAGAGTTGTTACCTTCAGCAAGAACAGAATTCCTGGATGGAACATTTACCGTAACATTGTCCCAGTTTCCTGCATTAGAAAACGTCTCTTTAAGTTTCTTGGCAAAATCTTCTTGTTCTCCAAGTAGAGCCTTCTTGCCAGCCTTCATTGCCTTGGAATTGGTAATTGAATTAACCGCTCCATCGACAGCGCGTGGGATTGCAAACTCTGCACCACCAATAGAAGTCTTGCCTCTGGCAACAATTTCCATAAGTGACTTATTGCCACCTGTGGTTTCTGTGATACGAGCAAGTACTGAGATATCTTCGCCCTTTGGTGACTTGCCTGTGTACAGATAATTCTTTAATCCTTCAGGAGTCTTAATAAACGCCTGGAATTTTTGTGGTGTTGACTCAGCAAATGCGTTTAGGTCCTTGCGTCCTGGTCCAGTAAGGAAGTAGTCAATGACTGCATCCTGTCGGAACTGACCCTTAGCCATTGCAGCCTTAATTTGTGGTGTATCAAAGCCAGCAACTACACGTGCAAACATATCTGAGTTGAGCATACGCATCTGATTGGCAATGCCATCAAAGAAACGTGGGCTACCAAAAGCAACTGGTCCTATGCTCTTAAACTGTAGGACCTTGAAGTTGCTTAAATCAAGACCAGTGGCTCCAGAGTTCATCATATCTACGTATGAGTTCTTTGCTGAGTGCCCAAGGGTCTCATCAAGAATATCTAGTGCGTCATCACCAGTTGAGAATGACTCGTCGAATACTGTGTGGCGGTAGGTGTCAAACTGGCGAAGTACTTTACGCCAAGACTTTCCTTCGTCACGACCCAGCCACATAGCCAAAGCCATACCTGGGTTATTAAAGAATGAGATGTGACCTGTTGCAGCCACACGAATCTGCTCTTCAGCAATGTTACGGATGATGTACGCAGGGCGTACCAATACCATCTTCTTCCAGAAGTTACCGATAAGTACATCGCCAATTTCTGTTGACCTAGAAAGTGTCTTAACCTTGCTGAGTTTAGAAGTGAGTCGAAGTAATTCAGATACTGGCGGGAAATATACAGTTGAGTTGAGCAACTCAGATGAAAGGTGCGGTCCTGGTAGGACTACGCTTTCTCCCCTAAGAGTCATATACTCAAGTTTTGCATCTCCAGCAATGTGGCGTTTAGCCCAGTAGGATGACATTTCCTCTGCTGAATCCTGGAATGCAGTGGTGTAACTCTTGAATGAGTCTTGCATATTCGCTGGAATTTTCTCTCCATATTGAGCAAAGACTGCCTTCATCAACTTAACCGATGAGGCATAGCCAGCGACTGCTGCCGAGCCAGCATCCGCAATTTCATCAATAATTCCGTCAAGAACTTTTCTGTCAAGTTTTGCTGCTACACCGAAATCTTCTGTTGCACGCAGGAGTTCTTCTCTGTCGTGGATATTAACAATAGAGCCAGACTTTACTTTTGTCGCATAACTACGACGAGCACCGCGTGCTACAACTGACGCACCATTATTAAACTTTGAGAATAAATCTGCAAACTTCTCGTGCTCTAGTAGTCGAGACTGAACTCGCGCTCCTACACCCTGGAGTGCACGGACTGTTGGCTGAGCAAACTTCGTGCGCTGGGTGATTGCTTCACCTCTGCGAGCAAGGAAACCTGGCTTAAGAATTCCACCCTGTACGTCACCTTTAATAAGGTATGGGCTAAGAATGTCAACGATATCGTCTGGAGTAGTAGCATCTGCGAGAGCACGTGCCACATCGTGGCTAATCTTGCCATCTGCTTTGCGCCAGATTTGCTTCCAGTCAGTTAGTTCAACAAGTTTATCTACTGCTGCAGTTCCGTGACCGTTGGTCAGGAAGTCAGCGATAGCCTGGTATGCGAACTCAGGGCGCTCAGTTGTCTGCTTTATGTTAGCAAGACGCTGTACGTCAATCTCCCAAGCCTTACGCTTGTCCTTGAGACTAAGAGTTGCATCAGATAGTTTCTCTGAAAGCGTACGCTCTGCCTTCTTAGCCTTAGAAGCCTCTTCAAGTGCGCGAGCATTTAGTCCCTGTGTAGTTCTTTGTGTGCGAGAACGGTCTGCAACTTGCTTGATTGAGAACTTCTCTGCTTCTGTTGCTTCATTCACAAAAGACTTTGACTTCTTTTCAAGTTCTTTGGCAGCAAGAATTGCGTCACGTGTTATAGGTGTCTCTGGAACTAAACCTTTAGCGGTAGATAGTTTATCTTCTAGCGCTTTGATAGATGCCTGTAGGTTGTCAAGGTCATCCGATGTGTACATCGGGATACGACCATTAGCAACTGCATCTGAAATATCTGACTTAATCTGGTCAAGTTGTTTTGTCTGCTTGATGATTGCGTTCTGTGTACGTTCAACAATTGCTGGTGCCTTAAACGCTGCTTCAAGAGCCTTGCGTGACTCTGTTGCTGCAGTAGCCTTTTCAACAAGTTGAGCCTTCTGTGCTGTAATGTCATCAAGACGAGCCTGTGCTACACGTACGCTAACTGAAGACTTAATTGTATCTTCTGCCTTACCAGTAGCAGCAAGGCGTGCATCGGATGCTCGTTTAGAAAATGTATCTACGTCAATATTCTTGACTGCATCTGCTTGAGTACGAAGAGCCTTAGCAGATTCGAGTGCCTGTGATTCTACTTCTTCAATCTTTGAAAGGCGGTCCATAGTCTCTGCTGCTGCCTTAAGTGCACCTTCTGCTTGCTGTTGTTCTGCAAGTTTTCTAAGTTGCTTAATCTGCTGACCTTTGGCAATGCCTGGGTCTAGTAAGAATGAACCAGCGATATCTGCAGCAAGGGCAATATTTGACCCCGCTACTGTCTCAGGGTTTCCTAGGGTAAATACATTTGAGAATGTGTCACCAAAAAATGTTCTTGGTCGGTAGCCAAGCAACTTACCTTGGTCGTTGCGAATAGCAATCTTGGCTGCGCCAAGGGATGCCTGACGAGCAGCGTGACCGATACCTACTTCTTCTGAAGCAAAAAAACCTTCACCCATATTGATGTCAGGGAACTTGCCCTTTTTAGCATCAGCAATTGACTTTGTAACAATCTGACCATACTGAGTCTGGGCAAGAGTTTGCTCTGCAATCTTGCCTTGCTCTTCACCACTGATGAATGGGTTAATGCCAAGACCTGCAGTGAGTCCAGATACAACTCCACGATTGCCAATTTCTTGACGAGTAGTTCTGTATGTAGAGTCTACAAATTGTGGGATAGCGCTGAATGCAGTTACGATTCCACGACTGACACCCTTAATCGCTTGCCATACTTGACCGCGATTTGTGTCCTTAAATTCTTTTTCCTGTCGCTTAGATGCAACATCCTTCTGATTTGCAAGACGTTGCTCACGAGTTGCTGCATCGATGTTAGCAATACTGGAGGCTACGCCTGACTTTGCACTAACGCCAAGGGCTGACAATGATTCGAGAACACCTGGAGACATAATGTTTCCCTGAGCGTTCTGCTTAATCAATGCAGCCTGCGCTGGGTTTACACCCGCTGCTGCGGCAAAAGTTGCTTCGGCATCAAGTTGAGCCTGGCTAAGTACTGCTGAAAGTTTTTTCTGGTCAGCCACTACTGCCCCATTTGCTGGGCTTGGATATCCATTGTCTCAACTAAATATCGCAAGTCTTCGTTGCGTGGATTCTGTGCGTACATCGCACGAATTACCTGACGTGATGGGTCTTGGCGGTCTTGTGCCATACCGACTGGAAGTGGATTCACTTCTGTACCAGCACCATCACCAAATGGCATACCGTATGTGATAGGTCGGTCAGGGTTTTCTGAAGGAGCAGTAATTGGAGTTGCGTCAGGAAGTGAGATGCTACCTGCGGATGGTGATTGCTGTCCCATAGCAAGACCTGAATTAGCAGCATCATTAACTAACTTGTTCTGTCCATATGCAAAGCCTGTGTAGTCGATGTTTGGAACACCGTCAGCAGAACCTGCTCCGCCTGTGCCTGATACTCCTAGGTTGTTTTGTGGTGCGTTAACCTGGTATCCGCCACGTGGGTCTTGAGGTGCAGTAGTCACAGTGCCTCCTACTTAGAATGTTTGAATTGTGATTTGGATAGATAAGGACCAGCAGTGAACGCTGTAAGTTTTGCTGCAATTTCCATTGCTTCATAAGCATCTGCTCCAGCGTGTAATGCTCCTAGCGCATAAGGTGCGCCTGAGCCTGCTGCATAAACTCCGCTTATATTTTTACTTACTGCTAACTCGTGGTCGATATCAAATATCTCACCGCATACTGCGATAAGGAATTGAAATCTTTGCTCTGTCTTTGGTTCATCAAAATTAAAACCATTTGACGATAAGCATTTACGAAGAGAAGGCATAGCCTTCGTAATCATAAAGTGGAACAAATCTTTTTTCTCTGACTTAGTAGGAACTGGTGGCTCCCAGATGTGTTGTGCTACATCGCAAGGAAGAACCTCACCTGAGCCAGCAATCATAAAACCATTTGTTTCTGAAATTTTCTTTACACTAGGATGAGTGTAGATATATCCACTGTCATCCGTAGTTCGGCTATCAGCCACAAGGACGCAACTATCGTCGTACTCGATACCAATTAGCGTTGTCATTGTCCCCTACTTTGTTATCTCTTCGTTGTTGTTGAGACTCTTGCTGAACCCTTACCGCTTGAGGTAAGTGCTGAAATAAGTGTTTGCATATCTGGTCGTGCGTTTATAGCGGGTGCCTCACCCTGTGGTGCTGCTTCAGGTGGAAGAGCGCCTCCTGCTGGAGAAGCGGTGGGAGCAGGGGACGGTTGCTCAACCATAGGTGCTGCCCCAGCAGGAGGAACTTGTTGCTGAGGTGCGAAGGTTGCTTCAATAGCATCCTCAAGAGCCTGTCCTTTTTGACGTGCCTTGATAACCGCAGCAATTTTGCGAACTACCTCTGAGGCATCTCCGCCAGATGCAGCCATTTGTGGGATGGCTTGTGTATAGGCAGTAATGGAACCAAGAAGAGAATCTCTCATCTTCTCGATTTCAATCTTTTCTAATTCCTGTGTGACGTTTACCGTGAATGGAAGTTCACGCATAGCCATATCCTTAGAGATAAGACCGCCACCGAGAGCCTGGAGCATAAAGATAAGTCCCTGTGCAGGGTTCAAACCAGCAAGCATTCCGTAACGAACATCGGCTGAGTAATCAGCCTTGATATCCTTAGAAGGCTTGTATGTGATTTCGTATGGGGAACCAGCGTCAACACCGCGAATGGTCTTCTCTTCTGGAAAAATAACTTCATCAACTTCAAAGCATATGCTAATTACGTCACGAAGTGCCGCAGCAAAAATTGCTTGTGCTGATTTAACCTGGGTATCAAATGCACCCATAAGAGCCTGTACGCCCTGTCCAGTGACAACAGAGGCATCAATGTTTCCTGTACGTCCTTCAGGATAACGTGCTCCAACTCGGAGTTCCTGGTTAAGAAGTGTCTGCTCGGTAAAGGCGCCCTGTGGGAGATTAAGGTCCACGCGGCGAACGCCTGCTGGGTTAGATGTACGGATGACCGCATCTCCACCCAACTGTAGTTCCTGTACGTCCTGTGGAAGAACAATAGGAGCCTGAACGCTCTTCTCTGCTGCTTCCATTGCAAGCAACGCAAAGCGGTTGCGTAGCAATTGGATACCAAGAACATCATCAAACTGTCCGCGTAGTTCACCATCAATAGATGGCTTGCGTCCAATGACTACCATCATCTTACCGATAGGATTTGCAGCCTTCGATAGAACTAGGTTGTCCTTTGATGGGATATAGATAACTGACTGGTCTTTGTCGTAATAGCGAATTAACTCAACCTGAGCATTCAAGTCTTGTCGGTAGCCTTGCGGTCCGAGCAACATTGAATCGTATTCAGGGAACTGAGTAACGAGTTCGCCTAGCGTCATCATATATCGTTTTGCAAATGCAACACAGCGTCCGTAGCGGTCAAACTCTGGGTAAGCCCCCACTGGGTTTTCTACGCGGATGCGAGGCAGTTTGCTTTCTTCGTCTAATTCAATGATGAAAGGGACGAAACCAAATGTGATGTACCAGTCAGCGCCTGAGTACATCTGTACAGCCAAATCAGAATGTTGGAAGTAGTTAGCAGCAATGCGTGTGCGCTTGTCTGCAAAAGAACGTGCACGGTCATTGACCGCATTGGCTGCAGAGCAGTTAACCGCTGGAAGCGGAGCCATTACTTCAGATAGGTCACGAGCAACGATGTCAATAAAGTTTGCGACTACGTTTGCGTCTACGCCATTCGGGAAGAAGTCTGGATAAACTTCTGAAATCTTACCCTTACGGACAGCAAGTACGTCAAGGTTGCGAGCATCGCGCTCGTTATTGCGGTAGCGCAGCGACTGTACGCGGGCTGCTACCTGCTCCATTGATAATGCCATTGGTTTCCTATCCGTAAGTTTGCGCCCATTGCTCTGCAAAGGCTTCATCTAAATTAAGTGAACCACGACTGGACATCTGCGCCCTGGTAGCCCATCGGTTGGTTTGGTACTGTCCCACTCTGGATGACTGTTGCATCAACTCACGGATGCGAATAATCGCAAACCATAAAGCCATCACGCAGTCGGTAGGGTTCTTAGTGTCAGGCTTCCAGGTAATCAACTCTTGAACCAAAGTCTTAAGACCTTCGGAGCCTTCGTTAGAAGGCAGTTCGATGATGTTGTTATCTTGGAATCGTCCATCACGTGCATTGCCAAAGAGCATTGCCATAGATGCCACACCAAAAGATGTGTCCCACTTATTCTTACCAGTGAAGTGTGAGTTCAACTGGCACCCATACTGGGCTAAAAAGTTTCTCAAGTTATCATCCAGGGCGTAAGCCTTCTGGTGAGCATTGATTTCGATTCTGACTTCTTGGGGCTTGTACTTCTCAACCCAGTCTTCAATCAGATTCTGAATCTTTGCAGGAGATGGCTCAGTCATATTGACTGCATCAAGAACATAAATCTTGCCATCGGCTCGGTTGTATGTACAGATGACTGCACCTGTGGCTCCTGCCATAGCAGGGTCAAGACCCATCACCGTATAGGTAGACTCTAAATGCTTAGGGTGTCCAGCGGTTCCTACTTTAAGTGGACCGCGTTTACGCATTCCGTTGACGGAAGATTGCACGCAAAGAGGTGAGAAGATTGAATCTTCTTGGACATCCTCTTGCTGGTAGACCATAGCCCATACTGCGGGAGCGACTTCAGAGCGACGCGTAAAGAGAGAAGGTCCATCCCACTTGGGAAAAAGTCCTTGCTCATCTGCTTCGTCCAATTCATTTTCTTGCTGGTCTGATTTAGCCCAGAGTGTTTTCCAATTCTGTGGCTTCTCATCAAACTCAAGAACTGCTGGCATAGCGCAGTAGGTGAAGGGTGACTTGCCACCGCTCCACTGCCCTGGGTCCCGAAGCATCTTGTAGAGGTCAACCGATGCCACTCTGGTTCCGACGATAATTAACTTACCGTGTCGACCAAGACGGGTGATAACTTCTTTCTGAAGCCAGTCCATCTGTTTTTCCCACTCGTGGGCATTAGTACCCATCACAGCGTCATCAACGATGATGAGGTCAGCACGAGCACCGTAAATCTGGGAACCGATACCAAGGGCTTGGACCGTTGGGTCCTTCTCGCCTGAGTCTCGACCAGTACCTAGGTAAATCATATCTGCCTGCCACTGGGTGGCATCTGCCTTGTATCCACCATTAGGTCCAAAGGCAACCTGTAGTTTGGTGTAGGCAGGGTGTGAAAGTCTTGTCTTGATTGCCCCTAGGAACTTACGAGCCATACCCTGAGTCTTAGAGACGATAATGACTCTAGTGTTGGGATTGGTCACAATTCGGTAGACCACGTAGTTGGTCGTAATGACCGTGGACTTTGCGTGCTCAGGTGGGACGTTAATGAGGATTCGGTTGAAGGCTGCTGGCTCATAGGTCATAGCAGGATGTAGCCATCTAGGTTCCCTACCCTCAATCATATCGAACCAGTTGAGGTGGTGGGGGAAAAGTTTGGTATCTAGGAACTGCTCACAGAAGTCAGGGAACTCGATGTCCTTTAATTCCTTTAAGTCTGCTTTGACGCCTTTGCCCTCTAATCGGGCTTTTTCGGAGCGTTGCTTGAACTCAGGGTCTTGCATTACCCATTGTCTAAAAGTTGTGTCATTACGATTGACGGTACCCATAGCACCAGTAATGGTATTACCCTGGGCTAGTTGGATAAGAACCCGCTCCTGGGCTTCCTTCTTGGACATATCCTGCTTGCCCGCTTTGCGTCCCATTTAGTGTCCCATCTCGGCGCCCTCTGGGGCAATATATAACACCTATCACGCCAACAATATAACGGCATAACTCTGGCGCATTCCTACGAAGTAGGTTCGATATTTATATATTATATCGAACGAGTGAAGCCCTAGCGAAGCGAGTTCGCTAGAACTTTAATAAGTTCTTGCTATATAAGATAACCCGTTGGAAACGGGTAAACCGAACAATCAGTATTAATATATTTTATATATGGGGGCTATTATATATATAAGCCCTGGTCAGGGCTAACTTATAACAGAAATTTATAGGGTAAGACATATATATACATCACACTGACCCTAACTACACCTGGGGTCAAACAATCCTGACGGATTGCCATTGTCGACATATCGACACTTACTTATTCTGTGGATTGTCTTACTATATGAGACCCGTAGGGGGTCTCTATTTACTTAACATAATATATTGAAATTGGATTTGATAATTAAAATTCGGATTCGAACTATCTCCCTGTGGATAACCTTGCTCCCTGTGGATAACTATAGATAGCGGGGAAGTAGTTGAAACTTCAACTAACCAGATGTTAAAAAAGGATAGTGCCAGAATGAGCGTATTCGAACATCTGTTCGTGTGATGTAAATCACAGGGGTAAATGCGGGTTTGGGGTTGACAAGGCGTAAACTGTGGGATAAGTTTCACCTATAACTAAATAACCCAATTAACCAACAGGAGGCAAGGCAAATGGACAAGGTACTAAAGAAGGAATATCGCCAACAGATAGACCTAGCGAAGAAGTTAGTCAAGGGAATTGAAGTAGTCATCGAAGAGGGCGAACATCAAGACCTAGCGAAGACAGTCAAGGCAACCGAATTGCTCAAGACTGTATCGGATAACATCGCTTATCTTGCCCGCCGAATGGAAGCCTATAAGTAGTGAGGTAACTCACACAGTAAACCCCTTGTCAATACGGGCAAGGGGTGACAAGGTAAGACCAACAACTACAGGAGGATAGAAAAATGAGTTATTCAATAAAGAAATCTATGAGGGAAGAATTCGCCCGTGCTATCGAAGAGGGCGAGACCTTAGACAGTCTTCGAAATGATAGCCACGAGTGGGTAGAGGGGTATCTACCTATCTACAACAACACTATCATAGCCGAATGGCAAGCGATGCCAGGGGATTACGATAATCGGGGACACGCCGAACTAGGGCGAGGCGAGGAGATAGACATCATCAACCTAATGAGTCTAGACCTCTACCTCTACTATACAGATTTAGTACACGAGACACTAAACGAAATGGAGGCGGGCGAATGACCGCGGAAAGAATCGGACATAGTGGGGCGATAGTAATCACCGCCCTAGTTAATTGGGAGGGCGTGCGGTGGTACGAATCTTCCACCTACTACGGGCACACAATACGAGAGGCAAAGAAATCTTTCAGGGAATCTTGCGAGAGATTAAACTACAAGATAGAGGTGTGACCTATCTCACAGCAAAATCTATTGACACGCGTTAGCACATTAGGCAACACTTAAACCAACAACAACAGGAGGAATATATTATGAACGCATACGAATACCGCAACACCCTTACAGACCGACAGTCTAAGGCGTTTACCGAATTGCTAGAGAACGCGCTACGCGCTAGCGGTTGGTATAGCAAGAACAGTGAGGCGCATCAAGCAGGGATGAAACTCTATTACGACGGACGAGACCGCCACAAGGCAGAACTAGAAGAGGCAGAACGTAAGTATCACGAACAGCAAGACAAGATTCGAGAGTTGCAAGAACAGATTCGAAAGATTTCCAACGA